AATCCACAAAACTTTTTAACAAATTTTTTTTGCTTTTTAACATTTAGGTAGATAAAAAAGGGGGTTTTATCCCCCCTGTAATACGTTTGAGTAGTAAGCCTTAACACCGTCTATAAATTGGTAATGCTCAATCGTGTTGTAATCTTCTTGTATATCAACCCACACGCTTTGTTGTGATTGCCAACCTTCCGAGTTTACCCCTTTAACGTTGTGTTTCTTGCTTAACTTTGTTGCTAATTTAATAGCTGCGTTTTTCGTTTTTGTTTCGTGGTATTGGATGACATCGCGTCCACCTTCAATACTCACTACTTCAACTTTGTAAGTAATCATAGCGTTTTGTTTTTAATAAATGAAAGAACTAATTATATACAAATATAAACATTAATTAATTACATACCAAACTTTTTAACATTTTTTAACATTTTTTAACAAATTTATAATGATTCTAAATAAGAATTTAAGGATATAAACTGAAATAATCACCGCAAAAATCAGGCTATAAACTAAAAAAGGGGTATTGCTACCCCCTAATTAAAAACGCTATGGTCAAATTTACAACGGAAACTTGAAACTATCGATATTCTTTACTATTAACTTATCAACTTCTTTGCATTCGATTTTAAGAATTCTACCTCCAAGTGGTTTAGGTGGCGCGCCACGTTCAACGTGCCAACCGTATGCACCTTCGCCGTATTCTTCTTTGTACGTTCCTGTTAACATTAAGTGTAGTTGCTTTTGTTTAATGGAGTAACCCGTTTTTGAATTATGCTTAATGGTTTCCCTTACATCGTTACGCGAACTATTTTCGTGAATGTGTCCCATTGTAAACACGTCAAAATCTTCGTACATCTCAAGCGCTCGCGTAAGGTTTAACGCGCCCTTGGTAACTACTCCACCACCACCACTTCCGTGGTAGTATTTAACTTTAGTTGTTATTTGAGCGTTGCTATGGAATGTTTGACGAATAATTACCCAACCGCCGTAACCGCCCGTTTGAACGCTTGAGCCGCATTTGTAGTTTAGTAGGTCTACAAACCTTTGGAGTAAATCCGTTTCTTGGTATTTAATTATTCCCGTTTCGTGATTTCCATATCCTATTACCTTAATAATATCTGCGTAAGGCTTAAACCATTCCGAAGCCGTTTCAACGATCGAATCTAAATAACGCGCGTTGTTGTGTTCTTGTCTAATGTCCGATTTATTGCGGCGATTATCCCCGCGTCCCTGCATAAGGCAAAAGAAATCCCCATTTATAATTACAGGAATGTTATTCACTAAACAAAAATCTAAATGTTTAGCAAGTAATTGTCTATCACATTTAGGGTTATCCCAGTGTAAATCCGATAACATAGCTACGTGAACTTGTTTGCCGTCAAGTTGCAGTTCGTGGACGTTACGTCCGTGTTTAATTAAATTCATATATTTAAATTTGCCCGAAATATCGGAAGAAAAGTCGAACTCGTGAAATAAATGTACTATTCAAGATGAATCTAAGAAGGAATCCAACTACAAAAGCAACTAAAACTACCCACCAATTAGTCCTATATTTTACTATTTGAGTATCCTTTGCGGTTTTCCATTTCGTTTCGCCTTGTATTTTTAACGTTTTAACACGCTCTTTATATTCTATTCTAGTTTGAAAACGTGTTTTAGGCACGTAAACGTTCTTAAAATTTACGATTGTGTCTTTGGTAGTTATAAACTTTTCCCAAATTATCGTGTCGTTTTTAATTACAGGAAACGAATCCAAAGTAGTTATTCGTATCGTGTCGCTATCATTAACCACCTTTAAGCCGTGTTTAATGGCTTTTTTGTAGTGGTATTGTGCTTTGCGTTCACTTGAACACGAAAGTAGCGTTAAAACGCTTAAAATCGCTATTAGGTATTTCATAAACTTTCAAGCATTTTAATCATACGTGGACACGGGTAAATATCCGCTTTATCTTTTCTAACTGAGTTGTGGGTAAAAATTCCTTTTTCTCCGTCGAATGCGGCTTTATCTAAACTCCAAATTTCTTTACGATATTCTTTGGGTATGTTATAAGTTTCGCAAAGGTATTCTACGAGTTGGCGCGTTGCTTCTATTTGTGCGTCCGTGTATCTATACCAATGTTTGTAACCTTTATAAGGTTCTTCCAAAGTGGTAACGTAAGACGGGTTAACAACGCCACCAACGTAGTTATAAAATTTTCCGTTTTTTTCTTTGAGCATTCCCCAATTACAAACTTCAATACCTACGGATAATTTATTTAGGTTTTTATATTTTGAACCCATACGAGTAAAATCTTCCGAATCAATTCCCAAGTGCCACGCCCAATGCTTTGAACTAAAACATTGAACGATAGTTCCGTTTTCTCCAACCACAAAAGCCGTTGCTATTTGTGAATCATTGCTATTCCAAAAACGAGCAACTCCTTCCGCGTTTCCATTACCCGCCGTGTGGTGCAAATAGATTTGTTTTTTCTCGGAGTTTTCTTCGAAGAATTGTCCTTTTTTTAATCGGTATTGAACGATTTTTTGAATATCTAATTTATTTGAACTCATCCCACTCTTGTTTTTTTGCGGTTATAAACTCTTTAAATGATTTTAGAACGTCTTTTTTAGTTACATCGTAATAACTTTCATTAATTGATTTTAACTCCGTGAAAACGCAGTAAAATGTAAATGCCTTGGTTAACACTAAATCAACACTAACAAATAATCCTATTAAATCTTCTAGAACTGATTTTTCTAGGAAAAAAACGCAAACTATTCCACCAGCATATAAACAAGTTTTAGAAATAGTCCGAGCGAAACCACGGGATCGTAAAGGCAACTTTAATTTTGTACTTCGCCATATTCCCGCAAATAAATCTAACCAAATAAAAAAGATAGTAATTCCTACCATTCCTTTAATTGGGGATAAAATAGCGAGTAGCGAAATCAAAAATAAAACTGCCTTAGTTTTCATCGTTTATATGGTAATTTAAAAGTTGGAATGCCAATAGAGCTCCGTAACCAACTGCGAATATTTTATGATAAACGAAAGGCGCTTCGAATAACGTAACCACTACTCCGACGAATCCAAGTATAAAATAAAGTAAAGAAAGTCCACGTAAATGATTAAGCATATAAGGCGTTTAAAAAATCGTTTATATTCTCGTAAGTTTCTTCATTAATTGACATTGAAGTGTCGCAAAGAATTACGCCTTTATCTGTTGGAACGTGTGCTTGTGTTTCGTCTAAAATTTCGAATTCTCCTTCGAAAAAATATTCAAGTTCGCGCATTACGAACCCGCCTTTAATGGTTGTTAGATTAATCATAAATTTGAACTATTACGCGTTTGTGTCCTAAATTGTCGGGTGTCGTATTTGAATTTTGAACGGCAAATAAAAGATAATTATCGATAGCAGGATTAAGTGAAACGAGCGAAAGCGTTCCAACGGTTAAATCCGTACTTATCGCGCTTGAAGGGTTGAATACATTTAAATTCGTTCCGTCAAAATAAAAACTTCTTTCGAACCTTTGAAAGTAAATTGAACCATTCATCGACTGCGAAGCCGTTCCGATTAACGTTGCTCCCGTCAATGAATTCGACGTGTTTATGTAAATTCTACCAGTTGAAGTTGTAGAACCCGCCGTCTTTGTTAATAAGTTACGAATGTAAATTGAATTGTTCGCTACTAAAGTTCCTGCAGGGATCAAAACGGACGCGCTAATTTGGTTTGTAGTTCCTGTTAAATTTAAACCAACTACACTTGCAAGGGTTCGTGGATTTGTAGAAATTGCAATATTACCCGAACCAAGTAAAGGCGTAGAATTAATTGTCTTAATGTTGGTTCCGCTTACTAAAGTAGGTTGCAATCCGCTTTGTGCTGCGGTTATAATTTCCGCTCCCGTTATGGATTTAGAACTATATCCATCCGCAGTAAATTCGGAAATTTCTAGTAAATCGCTATTTTGTAAATTTGCACCCTTTGGGGTTAATTCGCTTATCTTAATCATCGTATTTTACCGCTTATGTTAGTTTCTCCCGAAGGGCTTGTAAATTGGCTTATTCCCCAATCGGATTCATTATATACTGCGCATTGTCCCCAAAAAACATCGTTTAATGCTGCCTTACCCCAATCATTTTCCATTTTCTAATTTTTTAAGTAATAATTTTAACTTAATAATATTCGCCTTCTTTGGCGTGTATGGTTTTTTTATATTACCCATCCCATATAGTTTGAATCCGAGTTCGGGTAAATGTCCGAATTACTATTCGTGTAATATTCGGGGAATGTATTACCACTAAAAGCCATATATTGTATAAAACGCTCAGTGTAGTTTTGCGCTAAATAACGTTGTTTTTCAATTAAGAAATCAACTTCGTTTTTGTCTACGTTAGAAGCATTTTCGCTTGAGTGTTTAAAAATTCCTTTGTTCGCGATCGTATATGCTTGAAAAGGTAAGAATTCAACCATTGCCCAATGGATTAACATAGGCTTTAAATATGTTTCCACCAGGTCAAGATATGGATTAGTTAAGGTATTATTTACTATATCCGTTTTTATTTTGTCTAGTAATTGCGTTCCTGTGTATTGTTGAATGTGAATATCTTGCGCCACTTTAATCCATTGAATAAAAGTGTCCGTGTCCATATTACCGTTTGTAGCGGTAAACCGAACTAAATCGTCTCTTGTAATTAATAATGCTTCTGCCATTATCTAGGGTTTATAAATCCTCGGTTCGGCATATCGATTGGTCGAGTGCTTAC